CCTACTAAACCTAACCCATAAACATTCCACCAATTACGCCAGTACTCAGAAGTCTTTGCTTTTTCCTTGTTCTTTTCTATTTGGTCTATTATGGATTGGTCTAACGCTTCGTTATCTTTGTAGGTAAGAATTATGAAATCTGAATCAGGTTCGTCTTTCAGTTCAGTATGCACCCAAAACTCATTGGCAGGGTTAAAGTCTAAAAATACTTCTCTCTTCGTTCTAATAGATAACTCGTTGTACGCTTCAAACGTTACGTTATTACACTCGTTTATGTAAAGCACGTCACGTCTTGCTCCACGTAGTTTAGATGAATCATCTGCACTAAAGAATTCTATTATACTTCCGTTGCCAAATTCATAGCGTAAAAGAGACTTGTTAAAGTGTTCGTCATTATATCGACCTGTCCACTTCATTATCTTTAGAAAGTCTTTTAATGCACCCCTACGTAAGTGTGGGATAGTTTCAGCTACTACGCTTATCTCAAGTCCTGAATGCCTTGCTGCTTTATCTATTAGTATAGGAAGAATACCGAACGTCTTACCTGCCGATGTTCCGCCTTGAATAATCTTAATCCGTTTTTTTAAAGCGAGTATCTTCTTTATAGATGTCGTTACCGTGAACATTAAAACATTTTTATTTGTGCAGTATGGTTATTAATTCTTTCCATAGCTTTATCAAAATATTCCTTATCAAGTTCACAGGCTGTCAAGTCAAAGCCGTAATCGTGACAAGCTATTGCAATGCTTCCGCTTCCTAAATGAGTGTCAAGTATTTTGTCTCCTTGTTTTGTGTAATTATCTAAAATATATTTATATAAATAAATAGGTTTTTGAGTTGGATGTATTTTATCAGTTTGATTGTGAACGTGTATTGAATGTTCACATATTTTAGCAGGTCTTTTTAAACCCATTGAAACCCAAGCATACTCACATCTTGCAAAATTCGGCATTGACTGCTTTTTATCCCAAATTAAAAAATATTCGCTTGGCGGCATTACAAAATTATTCGCACCCCATACTATTTGATTTTTAGAAACTCTAAATAATTCATTCCAATATTCATCTGATGGCTTTGTATTGTTTACACTTTCCATCCGTTGAAATCTTTTTGCGTGCACATCTTTTTTACTTGGTGTTGTAGTTACTTTTTTAAAACGTTCAATCCCATATGGCGGATCAACAATCGCTAAATCAAAATAGTTATCAGGATAGCGTGCCATTAGCTCCATGTTATCTTCATTCGTTATCGTCAGCATCTTCTTCAGATTCTAAATTAAATAACGGCTGCTCTACTATTGTAGTCTGTGTCTTCTCTACAAGGTTGTTTAGACGCTGTGTAATAGATGGATTATACATACCTGCCATGCCTCCTTCGATTTGATCACTACGCACTTCTCTACGTATACGTGAACAGATGGTAGAAAATCGTTTATACCTTCCTTTTGAATTACTAAAATACATTCCTAAATCTTGTATTACATCTTGGTCTGCACAATAGTTTTCAAAACCTTCTATTGTCAAAGGTCTTTCCTTTTCTCTATATACCATCTCAGCGTCTTTGCCTACAAAGTCTTTTACAATAAAAGGATTTTCTTTAGTCTTCTTCTTATACGCTTGGAATAACTCCCATAGATGCTCTGGGCTGTGTATCTTATTAGGTCTTCCCATTTGTCCGTGTTTTAGTTCAATGAATAGTTATACACTTCAAAGTCTTCTTTGTTTATCTCTTCCATGTGGATTAGATTAATGTCGTAATCGTAGTACATGGTATATTCTGCTTCTGCTACTTCTAACATTAGCTTTATTGCATTCCATGTTTTTAAATGTAACTCAGGGTTTATAATCACTATGTAGTAATTAGTTATCACCTGTATTTTGTCCGGCTGCTTTAACATCATTCGTGTTTTCGTTAAAACTTGATACGCATACGGAAAATCTTTGGTCTATATCAGTGTACTCACTAACCATTTTATCATCAGCCATGCAGCGTTTGATAAATTCTTTCTCCGTTTCTGATCCGCTTGGCTTAGGGATTGGCATCTTTATACTCGTTATATATTTTTCTCAACTGCATTACTATATCTCTCCAGCATGAAGAACATGAAGTAGGCTGCTGCCTTACGTTTAATACTCTATTATAAACTTGAAGTAATGCGTGTTGATCACTTGGTGCTATCTCTGCCGTGTTTTTGTTAAAGAACGTTTCAAGGATTCCGTGTTCATCTTCCGTTAGGCAGTTAATCTTTCTGTAAGGAAACATTTGATTCAGCTTCTCCTTGCGTTTATCACATCCACAGTCTTCTCCTAATACCCATTTAGCTACTTTATCTATTCCAGTTTTCTTAAACACCTTCTCTAAGGTATCTCCTAAACCTTCAGACACATCTTCTTTGATGTCATTTACTAATTCTTTCGCTTCGTCTTTTAATAGGTCTACCACTTCTGTAACCACCTTCGGTTGTCTACCCCTTCTTTTCTTTTCCATTTCCTAATTCTTTTATCAATAACTCTAAATGTACTATTCTTTCTAAAAAATGCTTACTATCTAATAAATTTACACTTTCTTTCTGTAGGCTGTTTGCATATCCTACGTATGCTAATTCTCTTTGGTTTTCTAAATAGGCTTTTATTGTCTTCATCGTGCTAAATTAATGTATCTTTCTTTTAGTTGGTTAAACTCTTCTTGTAAGGCTTCGTGTTTTTCTAATAACTCATTATGCTCTCGTAGAATGTTATCTATCTCCCTACGTAAATAAGCTATCAATTCACGAGCTTCCTCTTTGCTGTAGTATTCGTTATTCATATTGTAATAACTCGAAATCTCCGTTCTTGTAATCTTCATAATCTTCGCCTACAGCATACCTCAATCGTTGCTTACAATTCTTAATTGTATTGAATATGGATGTTAAACTTATTTTAGTTGCTGTTTCCATTTCACGCATCGACATACCTGAATCTCTGTAAAGCTCAAATAACATTTTATCATACCAATGCCAGCTATCAATTTCTTTCTGTACTTTTTTATCTATTGAATTCTTAGCCATTGTTTCGTGTTTTTCTTCCTTGTCATCGTAAACATATACAGCTTCTTTCAGATCACATTTATCTATCTTGCTCTTTTGTTTACAGAAATCTACATAGATATTTCGTAGAACAAACCATACAAAGCCTTTGTTAACTTCACCGTCTTTTACTATCCTATCCCATGTAGTGTACTTGTGAAGTCGTAGATACATTTCTTGTACTATATCCTCAGCATAGAACCTCTCGCCGAATCCCTCCACCACATTTACAAAATACTTGTGATGTTTGGCTACTTTATTTAGCCAGTCAGTCGACATTTCTATATAATTTATTGATAATATATAGCCACATTAAGTCTATAACCTTAAAAAGTTTTCTCATTCCTCAGGGTTTAGTCTTATAAACTGTAAATACGGATAAGTTTGATCCGACGTAAAAAACCAAGAGCGCACCCAGTCTTTTGATCGTCGATGCGCCCTGTATTTACGTAGTAGTTGAAGGTATTGTTTCTTATTCATATAGCTTTAATCCGTTTTCGTATAGTAAGTCATTGAGCTTTTCTCTTGCTTCATATAAAGCATCAATCTCTTTTTCTGTTCGCTTTTCATTATACTTACATTCCGCTCTTAACCATTGGTCAAGTTCCCACATACAGTGAATGAAATCATTAACTTTCAAGGCGTTTATAGCTTCTTTGTGGTCTTCGTCGTTAAATGTTATAGTCACCGCCATCGAAACAAGATATAGTTAAACAAATTAAATTTAAACCTGCTATAATTAACAAGATACACGCAAAGATAATATTTTCTGTCTTATATGAAAGATATGAAAACACTAATGACAAATAGGATATTACTAAGAAATATAAAAACATAGCTTAATCGTTATAATTCATATACTCATAATACTCATCCCAATGAGTTGAATCATGCATCCAAGCCTGTAAGGTATCGAATTCGTCTTTATTTAGGCTATAGTTGACATAATCTTCTTTAGTTGCATCGTACATTATCACCTTTGCCTTATCTAAGATCATATTGAAATTATCTTCAGGCGTATCATATACAACGTGGAAGTCAGCAGTACAGGTAAAATCTTGCCACTTTCCGTCTACTTTCATGCTGAACTCAAACTCTTTCTCGAATCCAGTAAAGTCATAAATTCTAAAGCTGTCGTAATCTTTCATAGTGTTATTTTTTGTCAAATATAGTTTTATTGTTTATATAGTCTAACTTTTAAACGATTTTATTTTTAACTTATATGTGTTAATTATTTCCTTTAATTCTTCTCGTGTGTATTTTCGTGTTAACATAGCTTCAACTGTTAAACGTTCAAATTCTTCATATCCCAACTTAATTAATAAGTTATCTCTGTACATTAATAAGTTTCCGCTCAAATATGAATTACAGTGTTCACATTGTAAATGTACATTTCGTTCGTCAAACCTTACTGCTGTGTGTGTACCAGCGGAGTAGAAATGCCCTGCGTTCTCTTTCTTTGGACTTTTTCCACATGAAATACAATTCTTTCCTTGATCACGAAGACGGATATATTTATTAAACGTTTGCTGTGCTATTTTCATGTAGTCTTGAACAGTCATAATGTCTTCTTTCATCTTTTTCTTATTCTGCTTCCATAGTTTCTCTTTTGTTTCGCAGACCATTGCTCTGATACATTCGTCTTTTTGGCAAAATTTTTCCAAAGTTGAACGTATAGGATTAAATCTTTCTTGACAGTTACGGCACTTTTTCATAATCTAAGTTTAATTTTTACGCCATTAAAACGGCTTTCTAACAGTCAGCAAGCGCAATAATACTGCGCCTGCTTTTGTGTTATGCACAACCTTAAAACAGGCTCGGTGCATCTTTGAAAGTTTTAATTCGTTTGTTCGACATATCAACATATTTTTGCTCAATATCAAACCCGATTGCTTTTCTACCTTCTTTTATACTCATTGCTACCTCTGTACCACTTCCTGCAAAAGGAACTACTACAAGGTCGTTTTTTCGACTACAAGTTAAAATTAAGGCTCTTGTTAGCTTTTCGGGCTTCTTTGTATCGTGGTCAAAGTTTTTAGTAATGCTACTTTGTTGGCTAAACTCAAAAACCTCTTCCAGTTTCAAA